GACTATGTGACCCATACGGATGCCAACGGCAAAGAGTACATGTTAGATGGTGGTTTAGATTATGTTAGATGTTCTGCTAATGGTGACGAACACTTGCTAACTATTTATACCGACTACCCCCACGAAGTGATAAGGCTGCATGCCAAATGGGGCACTTATGGTAAGCAGGGCGACCAACCTTTGAAGTATGTAGCAATTGCGGATTTAAACCCATACCACCTTAGAGCTATCTTAGACACGCAGAAGGCAACAATGCGGCCAGCTATGTACAAAGTAATGCAAGATGAGGTGGAGTATCGCAATGAGAATTAAAATTTATAAACTGATAGAGCAGATAGTCGAGCAAGGTACATATGCAGGTTATCATAGGGCGCACAAGCATACCGATACCCCTGATGAATATACAATAACAAACTGCATTGCTGAATACATAATGAATGGCTTTGATGAAGCATTTGAATTTGATATGGAGGAATAGTAATGCAGATTACCGATTACATATTTATAAACCTAATTGTTGCTGGCAGCAGTAAAGGCGTTGAGTTTGAACAATGGGAGCTAGACGCTAAAAGCAGTCCGCGTTTTGGCCGCAACTGGTGGTTTTGGCTGCCTAACCTTTTTACAAATGGCGGCAGGTTTAAGCCTTGGGAAAATACAGACATAGGGTTGCAATGGCTATGTTTTAGCTTGTCACTGACAGTTTATTCTAGGCGCAAAAGGAATAGTAATGCAAAAGAAATTTAAATACTTTGGTCTTGGTATTCTATATTTAATTATCTCACCGGTCTATGTTCCAGCTTTAATTCTCTGGCAAGAGAGAGATGATATAAAAGACTTTTACTTACAATGCTTCAAAGCAATTACATTTAAGGATATATAGAATAAAGAAGAATAACGCATATCATTAATGATATAAAACCCATGAATATAAGCCATTAGCTATCATATCTGATTGCTGTAAAATCCGGCCCTCAATTGAGACACTTTTCCCTACCAATAAATTGGCATTTTGCACACTTTTTGCAGGGAATAATTAAAGAGGTTTTAAAGATGGTTTGGTACGGTATTACGGTAGTAATGTTAGGTTTGATGGCAATTGCAAAAGATGAATTCAAGAGGTAACTCATGAAACATATGGTAATCCCCGATACCCAAGTAAAGCCTGGCTGCCCTATAGATCATTTAAAATGGGCTGGGCAGTACGCTGTAGACAAAAAGCCTGACGTTATTGTACATATTGGCGACCACTGGGATATGCCCAGTCTCAGCCATTACGATAAAGGGACTAAGAGCTTTGAAGGTAGGCGATACACTCAGGATATTGCAGCAGGCATTGCAGGAATGGAAGAGTTTCTGGCCCCTATTCGCGCAGAACAGCGCAGACTGAAAGTCAACAAGCATAAGCAGTGGAATCCCCGCCTAGTGTTTACTCTCGGTAATCACGAAAATCGCATAACACGCGCTATTGAATCTGACCCCAAGTTGGATGGTCTAATATCGTTTGATGACTTGTGCTTGGAAGGAATGGGCTGGGAAGTTGAGCCGTTCTTGGCACCAATCAAGATAGATGGCGTGGTGTACTCGCACTATTTTACCTCTGGAATCATGGGCCGACCTGTAAGCAGTAGCAGGGCATTGTTAACCAAGCAGTTTCAGAGTTGTGTGATGGGTCACGTTCAGGATAGAGAAATCAGTTTCGCAAAGAGGGCTGATGGTACTCGGGTGACAGGGTTATTTGCTGGCATATTCTATCAGCACGAAGAGGGATACCTAAACGCTCAGACCAATCTGTCATGGCGTGGTATATGGATGCTGCACGAAGTCGATGATGGTGCGTTTGATGAGATGCCAGTCAGTCTAAACTACTTGAGGAAGCGTTATGGGTGATCCAGATGTTAAAGACTGGGATAGGCTTAAAAAAGAAATGCCTGCTATAGATGGGAAAGTGTACGCAAACTTAGCCGACCCCGTAAACTCACCCAATCACTATCTGGCAGGGTCTATAGAATGCATTGATGCTATCGAAGCTAGTGCTAGTAGTGCGGATGCGTTCAGGGGTTACTGCAAGGGCAATGTCCAGAAGTATTTGTGGCGCATGGAGCATAAGGGCAAGCCAAAAGAGGATGCTCTCAAGGCCCAGTGGTATCTAAACAAGCTGATTAGCAAACTTTAGCCCTATTCCATAAACTACGATGCGCAAAAAAGCCCCAGTTAAGGGGCTAAGTCTCGGCAAGGTTAGGTCTATCCCCATTGATCGGCCATTGCGTCCGCGATCCCCTGATAGGTTTCAGATCTGATCTTCCATCTATCCGCACTTGGCCCTAGTTTGTTCTGACCGCTTGGCGTTTGATTATCCCAATAGCCACAATCTGGCCTTGGCAGGGTATTGGTTGAGGTCAGTTCTGGCAGGTTATGGAGCCACAAGCCGGTTTTTTTGCTTTCAGGGTGCCCGTGGTCGTATGGCTGGACGTATTGGCTGGCCTTTATTGGTAACACTCCTACAGGGTTCTCCATTGCCACCCGTGGCGCGTTCTCTTTTGCGTGGGCATATAGTGAAAGAGTCCAATCAATCGCCTTTAATCGCTCCCCGTGGCGTTTCATTCCCGAACCATAGTGGGCATTGCCGGAAACTGCCAAAGCCGTGCATGGTGGGTGCATCACGATCAGATCCCAACCGAGGTCGATAACCTCCCAACAATCGCCCCTGTAATGGTGGGGGCTGTTGTCGTCAGATTCTAGCAAATCGCAACTGTACGCATCATGCCCGCGCTTTCTAAATGCTTCCCTTACTTTGCCGCTATACTCACAAGCTATTAAAACTCTCATTAGAATATTCTCCAGATTAAACTGATTATTAAGACGTAAAAAAAGAGGCCCATACAGATCCCGATGGATGAAAAAATGATTTTATCTAGCATAGCTTAAACTCCTAACGATAAAACGGTGAAAGTTACCAAGTAGAGCATGAAGGCACCAACCAAAGCACCACCAGCAAACACAACGGCCCCAATAGTGGCCGCTATAAAGTTAGACCGGCGCTCTTTCTTGGCGTGTTCCTTTTGCATTCTTATATAGGCTGAATTCATGGTTTATACCTCTTTGTAGTATGGGGCTGATAGCTTGGCCGCTATTGTTGAATACTCGCCGCGGTGCTTATGATACGTTATATGGCTATAATTAAAGCCATGCTCATCCGCGAATCTATAGGCTAGTGTCTGAATATGCTTTACTCCGCGCCCTCTTATATTGGCTATATAGCTAACAGGTGCTAGTTCTTTATTCTTAAAAATTGCTAGTGCTTGCATGGTTTAGCCCCTAGTGGATTCATTTTTTAGTCTATGCCTAGTCTCGGCCATATATATTCGCACTTGCTCCGACTTGTCGCAATCGTTGCAAATTGCGCGCTCGGTCTCTATGTAAAAGCCCATTGGTTTAACGCATTTGGCGCATTTTATTAATAGATGACTTCTCCAGTTGCCAGTAGTCATTTCGCCACCCCGCGAGCGTTGTCAATAAGCTCCATCACAACGCCGTAGATCATATTGAACCGATCTTGATCTTTTTCGCTGTATGACTCGTTGCCGTATGCATCAGTTACCATTTGAATATGGTATCCGTCTAGGCTTAGCATTGAAAAGGCAATTTCGCAGCACAATTCAACTTTTTCGTGGTCTTTAATTTTCATGAGTTTAGCCTCCTACAGCTATAAGATTGGATTTAAAACGGTTAGACCTTGCACCGTGAACAGTGATTGCAATATTCTTGCTGGTGCCATCGCAAAGCATACAGTCAATGCACTGGATCCCCTTACTATCGGATAAACATTCTATTTCACTATCTGCCAAAGCATCGCCAACTAGTGCAACTCGAAAGGTTTTGGCCCCTAGTGCCTGAAACTTGGCCGCTTGGCGTGGTGTATCTGCTGATACTTGGCACAATTCAAAAAAGCGCGAATCAAAAGATTTATGGTCTGCTTGGTGAGTGTATCCAGTAAAGCCTAAACCTAGATCAGCTATTGACCGCATAACACCGAAAGGAACAGCTGCCGGATCACCATACGCGCCAAGTCTAATTTTACGATGACTAAAGTATTGGGCGTGATCGTCAAAGCTAAAAACGGGATAAATGCCGCGCTTATATCCTTTATAAACTGAATTTGGAGCCTGTCCGATATTCACATAACAAGCGCCGCCATTATAGTGACGGTGTGGACAATTGCCGCAGATACTGGAATCTTGGCCGATCTTGCTGGCCTCTACTGGATTAATATCATCGCGCAAAATCCATGTTTGGATCATCTGGCCGGTTTTAGCGTTATTGGTGGTCATAGTTGCAACTACTACAATCGGCTGGCCATCCAATGAGCTTGGCCCTTGATACATGATAAAGCCGCGTTCCGCGCTGGCCGGTTTCTTTTTGGTGCTACCTGTTAAATATTGCATTGTCACTACTCCTAGTGGTTTAAATAGATACAACAAAAGGCACTCTGACGAATGCCCTTGATTTATCTACTGGTCACATTCCTCTCTAGTGTATGTTGCTTTTGAGTAAAAAGATTGAGCCAATACGTCTATTGACCACTGCTCAAGGAAATGAGGAATCCCCAACTCAACTAATTCAAGAATACATTGAGCTTGGCGTTTAATAGCATAAGCGTGATTATCGCTGCTTTCGTGCCTTGTGTCAGACCATAAAGCGTAGGAAGAAAACAGTTCAACGATACGCTCTCTTTTATATTTACCTAAATACATATTTATATCTCCTGATTAAGTACTGTATATCTGTACAGTGGTTTAAAATCGCCATTTAGTTGGCTTGCCGTGATTCTAATACTACCCATTGTCATAAAGCAAATAAGAATGTGTTTTTTTATGAATATAGACCAATAACTGATTAAATAATGATCAATCTGTACAAATAATGATCAACTTTATGGTAGAATCGGGCTAATGAAATCAAGGGGTTAAATCCAAAGAAAGGGATTGAACGGGTTATGGCACACAATATCGCTCCTAGGATTCCAGGGAACCATTAAAACGGTGCATAAACTGTAGTAAGTGGGCCTAATCTATACGATGGCATAGATACCTTTATGGTATGGCAATAATGCGCTGTATAGGTGGATAGAAAGAGGTCTTTAATAACCTGTGGATAAGCGTGTGCATAAGCTGTGGAAAAGATGTGGGTAAGCTGTGGAAAAGAGGCACCCCCTCCCCGAAGCGTGGCATGTGAATGGTATATATGTCTCTCTCAAAAAAAAATTACCAATTATAGGTGAAGCATGTGTTCATAAGCTGTGAAAAAGATGTGGGTAAGCTGTGGATAAGAGGCACCCCCCTCCCCGAAGCGTGGCATGTGAATGGTATATATGTCTCTCTCAAAAAAAAATTACCAATTATAGGTGAAGCATGATTAGAATTATTTGCGATGAAGAAGCTCATGAAAGTGACATTGAGTTGATTGAGTTGTTTGGTGTGTCTCTTATTGATAAAGACAAAGATACAATGATTGATTTGCTTTATTTAGTAGAAGATAAGATGTCTAGTCAGTGCATTTGCTTTGAAGAGAAGTGTTGCTGTAATAAATGGAATTAAAAACAATTCTTATTTGCTATAAAGCAATGAGGTTTATATGAGTAGATTAGGTAGCCCTAACAAGAACAAGAAGTTTCTGTTGGCTAGGCT